TTCATTTTAGAAATGATAGGTACGATAGCACCATACAGTTTAAAGAAGAAGAACTACCAGGGGTAGATTCTTTTACGGATACTCAAATTTGTATTCCTAACGGTATGTGGTTATCTGGTGATGAATTAATTCATGTGGCTAAGGTGCTAATTGACTACCAAGCTTAATTACATTGCCGCTTTCTATATCGGTAGTAATAGAACCTTTCCCTACTATCAAAAAGCTTTTAAAGAAGATCCTTTATGCTTCGTTCGTAAGCATGTGGAGTTTTCTGACTATGCTGAAAATATAGAACGCTTTAGTTTTGTATTTAACGACGATATAGAGGAAGAATTAAAAAAAGAAATTATCGGTATTACTAGAGGTAAAAATATTGAGCTCCTATTCAGACCTAACAGTGGGTACAGTTATGGAGCATGGAATGATGTAGTAAAAAGAAACTTAAATAACTTCGATTACTTCTTCCTTATCGAAGATGATTACATGCCTAACTTTACTAACTTTTCATTACCGTTTATTCAACGGATGAAAGATAATGTAGCTTATGTATGTAGTTTAATGGTAGAAATTAGTAATGATATAGACAAGATGATACCTGTAGATGCAGGTAAATTTAAACACCCATCTATATCAAACGGTATGTTATCTGCTGCTGCAAGTAGAAAAGTTTTAGAAAAGTATAACTCACTCTTTAGACTTCAAGACGGTGTTACTAGAGAGATAGGTTACTGGAATCAAACTTACTACCTTAAAAACTTCACTGACATGGGGTTTGAAGTAGTAGATACTACGGATGAATTTTGTTCTCCGTTCCTAAACACTGCATCAGGTGAAGTTAAAATTTATGGTAACCCTGAACACCCTCCTCTATTATTTCCAATAAGAATTTAATGTCTAAAATATCTATTGTTACACCTGTCTATACTATGAAAGATGGGTTAAGTGAAAGGTTCCTTGTAGAGTACTTTGCTAACCTGATGGGGCAAACCTATACGAACTTTGAGGTAATTATTTCTGATCAAAGTGAAGGTGATAACTTAAAAGATATCGTAGATGTGTTTAGTAATGTCTTAGATATCGTCTATATTAAAAACAAAAGCGGGATTAAAAACGCGGCTAATAATGTTAACCACGGTTTAAAGTATGCTACTGGTGATATAGTAAAATTGCTATACATGGATGACTTTTTTGTTGATGCTAATGCTTTGTTTAAGATTAAAACCGGCTTTGAAATAAAAGAAGGTAAGTGGTTAATATCAGGCTTTATTTGCTGTGATGAGAAGAAAACTAAATTTTATAATCAACGTGAACCTTGGTATGGTAACAAGTATGTTAACGGAGACAATGTAACAGGTAACCCGTCTAACTATTCTGTTAGAAGAGATTGTGCTTTAGAGATGGATGAGAACTTGTTATGGATTGTAGATGGGGAGTACTTCTACCGTTCTTACCATCATTACGGTGATCCAATTATGATTAAAGATACACTAGTGTGTTTTAGAGACCATGGTGACTCAGCTTTCAAGCGACCTGACCTTCAAGAGTTGGATGCAAAAGAAAGACAGTATTGTGTAGACAAATTCAGTAGAGAAGTTGAGTTAAAGCTTATATAATATATTTTTATGGTGAGGTGATTATGAAATTTAGTGGAGAAACATTATCGTTGTTGAAGAACTTTGCTTCAATCAACATGAACATTGTTTTTACTCCTGGTGATACAGTAAAGACATTATCTAATGCAAATAGTATATTTGCTAAAGCAACAATCAAAGAAGAAATCCCTAACGAGTTTTATATCTACGATCTTAACTCACTTCTAGCAATGCTTACGTTGGTAGATAACCAGGAAGTAGATTTCGAAGATAAGAGTCTAGTAATTAGTAGTGAGAAGGGTAAGTTCGAATACTTTTACTCTAGCCCCGATATCGTTAAAGCACCACCCGCTGGTGAAATAGAACATACAGCAATCTATACATTTACTCTTACAGCTGATGATGTGCAGATGATCATGAAAGCTGCAGCTATTACTGGTGCACCTACTATCTCGGTTACTAATAAGAATCAGAATGTAACATTGACTATCGGTGATAGAAAGAATCTGTCTTCTAGTAATTTTAAGAAAGATCTAGGTACTGCTTTTAACGATTTCGATGTATTCATTGCAGTAGAGAATCTAAAAGTAGTACCTGATGCTTATGAAGTTACGGTAGCTAAGACTCCTAACGGTAAAGCTAAATTCCTCCATTTTAAACATATGACTAGAGCACTTCAGTACTGGATTGCATGTGAGCCAGGTTCAGTTGTTTAATATGGAGATTTGTTATGAGCGAGCAATTTCTTTGGGTGGAGAAATACCGTCCTAAAACTGTTGATGAATGTATCCTCCCTAAGGATACAAAAAAGTATTTTAAAGATATTGTACGCAAAGGTGAGATTCAAAACATGCTCCTTTGTGGTACAGCAGGTACCGGTAAGACCACGGTTGCAAGAGCGCTTTGTGAAGAACTAAAATCTGATTACATCATTATCAACGGTTCAGAAGAATCAGGTATTGATGTACTCAGGACAAAAATAAAACAATTTGCCTCTACTATCTCGTTTACTGGTAATACAAAGGTTGTCATCTTAGACGAGGCTGACTACTTAAACCCTAACTCTACACAACCAGCTCTTCGTGGTTTTATCGAAGAGTTTGCTAATAACTGTAGGTTTATTTTTACCTGTAATTTTAAAAATAGAATTATACCACCGCTGCATAGTCGGTGCGCTGTAATTGAGTTTAAAATTCCTAAGGAAGAAAAACCTAAACTAGCAGCAGAGTTCTTCAAGCGTATTACTAATGTGTTAGCTAGCGAAAGTATTAACGCTGACAATAAGGTAGTAGCTAGAGTCATTGAAAAATACTTCCCTGACTTCCGCAGAACGCTAAACGAACTTCAACGCTATTCTCAATCAGGTTCTATTGATGAAGGCATCCTCACCTTTGTAGGGGATGTTAACATGAAAGACCTAATAGAGGCGATGCAAGAAAAAGATTGGAAGAAGATGCGTGGTTGGGTAACTAATAACTTAGATAATGACCCGGTATCGTTGTTTAGAAAAATCTACGATACATTTGTACCCATGACTCAGCAAGTACCTCAGCTGGTTCTTACAATTGCAGATTATCAGTATAAAGCAGCGTTTGTTTCTGACCAAGAAATTAACTTGGTAGCTTGCTTAACTGAAATTATGGCATCTACGGAAATCAAATGAAGCTAGGCGAACTATTCGGACAAGGAGGAGAAGTAAAGATAGAGGAGGATTATAAAACACCTTCTATATCACCATTCGACTTTATAAACTCGATCAATTATACTAAAGATAACCTTATCGTAGATGACTGGTCTGAAAAACAGTACAATTCGTACGTTATTAATCGCGGATTATCGTTTGGTACGGATACAATTATCCAAGCTAACGAGATGAATTCCCGACCACATCTAGATAAGAAACTGCAGTACCAATTTCTTATAAATATCATTAGACCACGCAAACGATATAATAAGTGGTTGAAAGCCGAAAAGATTGAAGCGATAGAAGTTATTAAAACCTATTATGGATATAGCACAGATAAGGCTCGTCAGGTTCTCTCTATCCTCAATCCTGAGCAAATTGATCAACTAAAACAAAAACTAAAAAAAGGTGGTTTATAATGTCTAATGAGTTTTTTAGGATTGATTACCCAGGATATACGCCCCTAGAAGTAACCTTAGTACAGCCTGATGATTTCTTAAAAGTAAGAGAGACTCTTACTAGAATTGGTGTCGCATCCAGAAAAGATAAGATTTTGTACCAATCTTGCCATATCTTACATAAGCAAGGTCGCTATTACATTGTTCACTTCAAGGAGCTATTTGCTCTTGATGGTAAGCAAGCAGATATTACTGATAATGATATTCAGAGAAGAAACACTATTGCAAAGTTGCTTTCTGATTGGGGTTTGATTAAAATTATAAATATTAAAGCAATCGAGGATCAAGCACCTCTATCGCAAATTAAGGTTATCGCTTTTAAAGATAAGGATGACTGGGATTTGCAAGCTAAGTATAATATTGGTAAGAAACGTTTAGATTAATACTCGCTAGCCGCGGGTAGCTTCCTGGATAAGAAGTTAAACTGTCCTCTTACGCCGTATGGGTAAGGTTAATTTAACTCGCTTAAAAGGAGAAACTATGTTGTATTTCGCCAACATGGCTATTGACGCCATTCAATCAGGTAAGACAACTTGGCTTAACATGTTTGTTAAGGAAGAGCAAGTTCGTCAACCTCTTCAAAAGTTTGTAGACGCTCAAACAGCATTCACCAAACAAATTGCAGCAACGTTGCACGATGTTACTGGTGCAGCAACTAAAACTGTTGTAGACAAACTATTTGCTAAGGAGGTAAAATAATGACCTGGTTACTACCCACACTACCTAAAGACTTTGATAAGTTCTTTGTCGGTTTTGACGATCAGTTTAATCGTCTAGCCAAACTCCATGATGATGTTACTAAAAACATCCCTAACTACCCGCCTTACAATATTAAGAAAACCGGTGACAACACGTATGTGATTGAAATGGCTGTAGCTGGGTTTGCTAAACAAGATATTGAAATTGAGTTTGCCGATGATAAGTTATTGGTCAAAGGTACAACTAAAGAGGACAATAGTGATTATCTTTTTAAAGGTATTGCTGGTCGTAATTTCACACG